AGTTCAGCCGCACTGGTAGGAGCAATATCAGATATTTTACCAGTAACCTTGTCTACATATGAGCCATCTGAAATTTCGTAGTTTGCTCTTTGCCTAACTAAAGCGGCTTGCTCTTGAGTAGTATCTCGTCTAGCCGCCTGTGCTCGTTCAGATAAAGTTTTTTCATCAACTTGTGCTATTGCACCTTCACTGAGTTCGCCTTGAGCGGCCTCTACAGTTGGTACATCCTCTGGAGCAATTTGAGTTGCATCATAAGTAGCCGCTTCAATAGCTTCAGGAGCAGTTCCTTTAGTTACTGTTCCTGTTCCCATGTTATCTACAACAGATGTTAAAGTTTTGCTGGGTACTTCAGTAGTATAGGTTGTACTAGCTAATGTAGGCTCTGGTTGTTTTTCTACTTGAATAGGTGATGGTGTTTCTGGATCTGGTTTAACCTGAGAAGGATCTTGAGTAGTATTCAATAAATTAGTAAAAGTTCCTTCTGCCCCTTCGTGTGTTTCTATTGGGGAGCTATCAACAAACTCTATTTCTCGTACAGCAGTATCACCGGCTTGCGCTACAGTGCCTGTTGTAACAGTCGGCTTAGTCGGAGGCTCTACCTGACTAGCAGACGCAGGATCATAACCGGGATCTCCCGGCTGTAATATAGGATTACCTTCATCGTCTACTGGAGGGGGATCATCAGTACCAGCATTACCACCACCGCCACCGGGAATATCGCGGTCAGTATCATCTAAAGGATTATTATGATTAGGATCAGTAGGGTCGTGCGGTTGAAACTGCCCGACTTTATTTACAGAGTGTGTGCCTCTGTGATATTGCCGCCTGACTTTTCTACGATTTCTTTTCTTTGTTTGAGCCATTTATATTTCCTCAGTACGACCAGAGCGCAGGAGATGGAAAAGCCTCTTCTGCCATATCTAAATGTATAAATCGTCCTTTACCTTTTTGATTTACACCTATTCTTTTTACACCATGCTTTATGGCGACTTCAAGAACCTTTAAAGCTTTATCTCCGCTTACGGCTACATCAACTGCACAGCCTGTTGTATGCGCTCCTGCACGGCTTTTAGAAGCCTCTATAGGATGTTCAACGCATCTGTAACCAGAGCTAATAACAAAAGGAAAATTACATTCTTCTCTAATGTTATTTAAAACCTTTAAAAATTCTTCATCAAACTTGTACGCACCACAATGCTGACAGCTTAATTCTTCTTTCGTAAAATAACTCACTTCTTCATCTTCATTAGTTTGTCAGCACCACGTATACCAAAACTAGCTGTTACGGCTACAAAAAGTAAATACTGATAATATTCAGGAAGTTTATCTAGCTCTGTAAAAGCCATCCCAACTCTTTGCATTATGCTTAGATCATCCATAGCAACTCCATAACAAACCGCCAATAAAGGTAAACTTAATACAACGGTGAACCACTCGTCTTTCCACGACCTTCCGCTGGCTTCAGCCATATGCTGTTCCCACGTAGCTGTGTTTTTTATTACTTCCATCTGAGCTACGTGCTTGGCCTGTGACTTTTCGTGTCTATTAGACAGCCAGTTCTGAGCCAAGTTTGCAATCGGACCTACCAAAGCCGTCCACATATTACTGACCTCTCATACGCTTTACAGTATCAGTTTCCCAAATGCGTATGCCTGTCCAAATAATTGTAAACAGAGCCGCTACTGCGGGTAACAGGCCAGCTAAAGCACCAACACCCGTAGCCACAGAAATTGTATCTACCACTTCTTTCATTCCATCATCTTCCATAGTTATGCGCCTTTGATAAGTAAAGCTGTGCCGTATATCACACCGGAAGCAACTACTATTCCTAAAATCATAGCAATCGTGTCAGCTATCTTTTGTCTTTTCTTACGTTGTCTGTATACTGCTTTTTCTCTTCGTAAACGTATATCTTTACGTAACTGCATCATTTCTACGTAAGTCTCTTTACCATATGCCCAGACAATCAACTCACGTATATGTTTTTCTTGTTCTTGTAGCTTCTTACGAGCTATAGTAGCGTTAAGCGCTTCTTCTTCTACTGACCCACCACTAAACAACTTTTTAAAAATTGGAGGGTTTTCTGCTTCTCTTTCAGCTTGTCTTATATCTGATGCGTAGCTAAACCACTTGCCCAACTGTTGAGCAACTTGTTCAATCTCAGCACCTTTGTTTACTAAAAGTTGTACACTCCTAAATGCTGAAGATGCTAATGCTACAAGAGAAAGCGGGTCCATTCATTTAAGGCTTCGTAGGCCATGTAATCGTGCTGGGAAAATCTGACTGTTGTGGCACATCACGCAAAGCCTGCCTGTACGTTGCCATCTCATCTGACATAGTTACATCAGACAAACCATAGTGATCTGTTTCTGACAACAAAAGATCTCGCTGAGAACGTGCCTGAGCGGCTGTAAACGCTGTAGTTGCTGCATCGTATGCCGTTTTTTGTGCTTCTACAGTCTGAACATCACCGTTCTCATCTGTATACTCAGTGAACATATCCTGTTCTGTCCACGCATACACCCAGTTACCACTAGAATCTTGTACAACACCATCTCGCGCTACAACTTTGTAATCGCCAGAAGGCTCTGGCTCAGGGGAAGCTAATACAGGATCGACGTTTAAAGCATCAAGGGTGCTTTCGCTCCAGACTTTCGGAAAGCTCATATTTTTATTTTCAGCCCTAAGTGTGCTTTCTGTTTTTATTTCTCCGCTTGTTCTATTTCTATATTCTGCCATGTCAATTCCTATGCGATTGCTAAAAATAAATATTCGCCACTTGAGGCGTTAAGTGCTGCCGGTGCTGAAGATGTAATCGTAAAACCACTAGACAAAGGATCTATATAGTCTGTGGTAGTGACCCCTGCCGCGTTTGAATTTACAAATAGGTAAGGGTCATTGCCGGCTACAATTCCACGCACAGAGTCATACACATACCAATCACCTGTAGCATCAATACGCTTAATCAACACAAACCTAGCGCCAGCAGAAAAACCACAATCAACATTTATGTCAGAGCCTGTACCCGTGTACTTTGACACCTTTGATATGCCAGCAACTGTTGCGAATAAATACGCTATATGATTGCTTCCATTGGCTCCAACCCCTGTTTCAGTCCAAACGGTGAAGGTTGTACTGCTAGGGCTATAGTTGTTGAATACAGTGCCGTTACTAGCATCTGCATCAGATGAATTTAGTTTTAATGCCTCGTTAGTGCCAAGATATGGATGCCAAACCCACCAATTGCTTGTGCCTGTGTAACTTCCAACGCCCCTGTCTTTAAAAATCATCAACTCTGGGGTGACACCTAAGTTATGATTAACAACAAGAGGAGCAGAGCCAGTGCCTTTATAACCCACGACATCCATAAAGCCCGGTGCCCTTCTGAATTCATAACCTATAGAGCTGGTATTATCTAGACCAGTTGTCGTATAAAGACCGTCCATGTGATCAAATTCGTTGTTATACGAATGGGAGCTTTCTGCTCTGGGATCGTTAAAATTTAGATAGTTACTTCCCCCGCGTAATCTATCTCTTACATACCAATCGCCCGTTCCATTTATATTATTTTTTGCAAAATGAAAGTCTACTGGATAGGTAGTTGCATAAACCTTGCCGCCAGCACTAGCGTTCAAACCCATGCTTTGACTAAACAAATCAGTAGCCGCAAACTCTGATGCTGGCTTGTGGGGTCTGCGAATAGCCATGTAGATGTAGGTAGAACCCGAATTGTTATACGGGCTTGATGTTCCTTGAAGGGTAAAACCTGTCGCATTCGGATTTATGTCTGGTTGCGAGCTTCCAAAATAACCATTCTCAGCATAACTTGCATTTGGGTTTAATTCTGCTGAGTCTCCTCCCACAGGCATTCCACGCATCACGTCATACATAACCCAATCATCTGATGCGTCTGCTCGTTTTATCATTACCCACTGCGGCTCAAAACCCAAGTCAACATTTAAACCCGCGCTAGCAGTTCCCGTATAGGTTCCACAATGAATAATCGCTTCGTCAGAATTTTGCCCGTATTCTGCTTCGTTATGGGCAAATAAATACGCCACATAATCTTGCCCAGAACCATTTACCCAGCCATCATTACTTACTGTAAATTGGGTAGCAGTGGGGTCAGTATCATTCCAATATCTGGAATTACTACTGCCGCTTTCGTAAGTGCTTTTTGTGTCAGTCGTGTTTAGAAATAAATAATGGCCTTTGCCTATACTTCTATGAAAAACAGGCCAATAAGTGCTTGATGTAACCGATTTAATAAGAATCATTCCCGGCACAGAGCCAAGGTTGTGATTTATAGCGCGACCATTAGTTGCGTTTCCACTGTACGTAACTATGTCAAAAAACTTTTCTGCCTTGCGGAATGTCCAAGAAACGTACTCATCATTAGTATTGTTATACGAGCTACTTCCACCTATTCTGTAGCCGTTTGAGTTAAATGCAAGGAGTCCTTGGGAGTCTGTTCCCTCAGCGTCAGCAGCACTTGAATATAAACTTTTTGTAACGCCCCGTGCTGTATCAGAAAGGTCATGCGCTCTTGTGGAGTTTCTTTTTTTAGTCCAAACCAACCCACCTTCGCCAGCAAGGTCAATGCCATTAACTATATCTGTGTTGCTATAAACGCCCGTATATACATACGTAGAAAACACATCATCAACGTAAACCGGATCGTCTACAGCACCAGCGCCTGCAAGTAGTCTTAAAGCTCCGTTACTCATTAGCCCATCGCCTGTCCAGCAGTAAAGCCGTAATACGTTGTGCCACCATCTCTAGTAAAAAACACAAATACATCTACTCCATTATTTGTAGTTGTAAGGGTTGGTGCAGTTGCCTCCGCCCAATCAACACTGCCGGGCCATGTGATTGTTCTGGCTGTAGAGTCTTGAATGATCTTTAAAATAAACACGGTGGCTGTATTGTTCGCACCGGGATTGCTAAATGTGTAAGTAACATTCTCAGTGAGGTCATGTTCAAAAACATTACCAAGCTGAAGGTTAATTGTGGCGGCATTAGAACTAGACGTTATTGTGTTTACGTCATCAGTCGTTCCCGCATCAAAATTAACAACGCCATTGGCATCCGCAGTTACGGCCTTAGATGCTTCTGTCAATCCAAGCGTTGTTATATCTAAGTAATTAAGCTCTGCTGTAGTCGCTGTAACGCCATCAAGAATGTTTAGTTCTGCAGTTGTGCTGGTTACGCCGTCTAATATATTAAGTTCTGTAGCCGTGGCTGTAACACCATCTAAGATATTTAACTCAGCCGCAGTAGATGTGATAGACGTTCCTGCAATTTGCAGGGTTGTTGCGTTAACTTCTCCAGATGATCCATACACAACAGCTTTGCTATTTACAATTGTTCCTGCACTAGAGCCATCTACTAAGTTTAGTTCAGTCGCAGTAGATGTTACGCCATCAAGGATGTTAAGTTCTGCTGTAGTGCTTGTAATACCATCAAGAACATTTAGTTCAGTAGCGGTTGCACTAATGGCTACATCTTCGTTGAGTTTAGGAGAGGTAAGCCTTTTATTAGTTAGTGTGTCTGTGGTTGCCCTGCCAATCAATGTGTCTGTAGCCGCAGGCAACGTCAGTGTTACGTTACCACTGTAGTCGCTATGTGCGGCTGACTGAAGCTGTGTGTAGTGTGCGTTACTAGACTCGCAATAAAACTTAATGTTAGATACAGAGCCGCCATTCTTTAAAACAATCTCGCCTGTCTGTATATCTACATTACCATCAATTCTTACAACACCAGTTCCGTTAGGCGTTAAGGCAATATTTCCGTTAGATGTAGAAACTAAAGCATTTCCGTTTACATCTAGATCACCACCAAGCTGGGGCGTGGTGTCTTCAACAACATTAGAAATTTCTGAACCAGAAACAAGGCCAGCAGTTAATGTAGATCTAGTAACTTTCTTTAGCCCACCACCAGAAGTATCTACAGCCAAAAGAACGTCATCATTTGCAATTGTAGATATTTCTGATAGATCTCCTACGGCTGTAGGATTAAAGTTTGTTCCATCAGCAATAAGCAAATGGCCTGCGGTGTTTGTTGCCATTACAAGATCATCACCGCTAATAGTAAGGTCGCCTGTAACAGTTAGATTACCGCCTATTGTATCAATTGCAGACTCAAAATAAGTTTCAAAGTCTGTAAGGGCTACTTGCTTCATGGTGCCGTTGTCATTCACAACAACACGATCAGCATCAGCAAGCGTTGTAGATGAGGCGGCTGTATCGCCGTCCATTATGTTTAGTTCAGTTGTTGTAGCCGTAACCCCATCTAAAATGTTTAGCTCTGCCGCTGTTGACGTAACACCGTCTAATATGTTTAGTTCAGCCGCTGTAGATGTAACACCATCAAGAATATTTAATTCAGCTGCTGTAGATGTTACACCGTCTAAAATATTTAGTTCGGCGGCAGTAGCAGTAATAGCAGTACCATTAAAATTAATTGCGTCTACGTAGGCTGTGCCGTCTATATACAGGTCTTTAAACTCAAGTGAGCTTGTTCCTAAATCAATATCATCATCTGTTACAGGAACTACTGCACCATCTTGAACACGAATTTGCTCTACTGCACTGCTAGAGACTTCTACAAAAAAACCTATGCGGTTGTTTGAGCCGTCTATTGTAATTTTGTTTAAAAAATCTAAATCACCAATAGTAGGAATGTTACCGCCTTGTCCAGCAGAACCATCATGTCTGTGGCCTGTGGAAGATGCAGATGAACTAGAGTATGCAAAAGCATTGAGTAACTGATTATATTCATCGTTAAATAACGCGGCAGTAATGGTATCGCCATCTGCAAATGTACTTTGTCGTGTATAACTTTGGGCCATTATTATCTCCTACCTGATGGCATATAATCTATGTAAAAACCATTTACACCATACGGGCTTCTTGTGTCGTTTGATCGTAGGCGTATACTAAATGTATTGCCACTACCAGTAACTGTTTGTCGGAACATGGGATCTGAGCCTGCCCCAAATGTAGCCACACCAAAAACCGCATCCCCAAATATTCCTAAAAGGGGTATGGTTGATAGTGTTATGTCTGAAGGCTGTGGTATGTTTAAATCTTTGTAATCATACCGCAACCTTAAAACTGGCTGTAATGTTCCTTCCGGTGAAAATGATGTGCGAATATATTTTAAAGTTTTTCTTGTGCCTATATCTCCACAATCAATGTCAGGTGTTTCATAAGTCGCTAAGATATTAGCTTCACTACCACTATGTATAAATGAGTCGCCTGTATCGTGGTTATAAACATATCCATCTTTGTCACCATGAAAAGCAACTTCAACTACATTTTTGTTAAAGTCTGATGTAATACCTAGTGCTTGTATTCCTAAAGTTTCGGACCACTCAAAACCCTGTCCTGTAAATGTTCCAATGACGCCTTTAGCTTGTCCCGGCTCTTGAGAGGTTGTAGAATAAAATAAACGATACTGTGACTTGGATCGTAGTACAGCACTTGTAATAACAAACTGTCCTGCTCGTGATGCTAAAGAACTTATAATATCTTGTATCTGTCGAGATATAGAACTTAACTCAACGTCACCAATACGGGCTGTACCAGCAATAGTACGAATACCGTCTGGAGCCAAAAAGACTAGATCACCTCCTACCTCTTGAATAGAGTAATGTGATAAACATCCTACATTTTCTGTAATTGGATCTATGCGGATATTTGAACTATCATTAATATTGATAAGCTTTTGAATACTGTTTTTAGAAAAAACAATTAAGTTTTCACGGAAACTTTTAATACCTTGGACTTGATCTGTTATAGCTACAGAACCAGAACCACTACCACTAAAGTCATCAATGTCATTGTAGACACTATAAAATACAGTGTTTAAGTTATCTTGTACTCCAGCGGCAATTAAATGATGATCGTGGATCGTTACATACTTTACGCCTTTTGTTCCTGTAACTGTAATCTCAGATGCAAAGAATGTTCGAGAACTAACATCACCTCCTGTACCTTCCATTCTAAATAAAAATGGTTTATTACTTCCGTCAGCAATTACTATTTCACCATAATCAAAGTCAGCACCTTCTGATAAAGCAAAGGTGCATTGGCCTTGAGTAGAGCGTGTAAGAACTGAGCGGCCTGTAAATGTTGTGTGATTGTCGCCGCTGGCTGAAACACTAGATCTGTTTATTTGTAACCAGCTTGTGCCAGTGTTGCTAAAAAATATATCAGTGCCAGAACAAACAATAACGCCATCACCATATGCCGCCATGCCTAAAATAGCATTAGAGCTATTAGGCCGTGCAGAAGAAGCACCGCCATAAGCCGTAAAACCATTTATGCGACGATAACCACCATCAGGATCTACCTCAAAGTTTTCTAGTATTTTGGCAAATCCCGGCTGACCTAAAATTTCAATAGAGTTTAGGTTTGTATTTAGACCACCGCGACATGAAAGACCATATGCCTGAGACACTAAACAAACCTCATGCGATCATCTTTTATGTACTTAGGTGTTTGCACCATTAAAGCATTTTTCATAAGACGTAAACCCCTACGATACTCTTCTAGTGCTAAAGCGGCTGGCTGAATATTTTCTTTAAACTGATGCACGTAATACCTAGCTCGTGCAAGTAAAACAGTTTTGTAAATATCAGGAAAAACAATTGTGTCGCTGTGTGCTGATAGCTGTGTAGGCTGATTAAAAGCAAAAAAGTGGACTTTGTATACTTTGTTAGGTATAGGGCTTAAACCAAAGTTTCTTCCATCACTACTACGGAATACTCGTCGTGGTTCTCCACCATTAGCGTCTTCAGCATCGTCTGCATTTTCTTGCATCCGATGAAAGTCTTTCCATTCTTCTAAAGTTATAAACTTTAGATTTTGGCTGACATAAGGAGCCGCCTCACCTGATACACCGACTGTTGTAAGATAAAAATCATCCCAATCAATATATCCATAATCATCTGCAAGAGATGAGCTTGCGGCTTTAAGCTCATACCACCGTTGATTAGCTACGGTAGAAACAGCTACATTACCATACAGCGGATCTGTTGAGCCGCTTTCGCCTACAGACAGAAAAGGCCATTGAGGTTCTTCAAGAACAATATCAAGGTATGCTCTATTTACACAGTCTTGAGCGTGTGCCTGAAGCCCAATAGCAGAAGAAAAATTACTGGAGGTTAGTACAACCTCGTTCATTTCTCTTAACAGTTCGTTAGTAAGCTGTAGGTATGTAGTCGCCATTATTTTTTATGAGCCTTTTGTATTTCAAAGTTAGCTTTTTTAGAAGCCCCTTTATGAGGCTTAAAGCCCCCCGCTGGATCTTTCATCAGCTTGAAGCTTTTGCCATGTTTCATCCAGTGGTAGCCTTTAGGTGCCGCGACTTGCATCAGGCTTCTCCTGCTCGTTTCGTAACTTCGGATATTTAATATCACCCTCCTTACGATACGGAAACTGATTGTCAGTCATCTCAGCACAAATCTTTTCTTTTTCTTGAATAGACTTGTACTCACTACGAGCTACTTGAGTAGTCATTAGTTTGGCCCAGTAGTCGGCATTGCAGTGTCAATAGTATTGCCGTATGAAGGCTGTCCACCACCAGCATACATAGAGCGATGTGCTCCACCATGCTTTTTATCTTTACGCATCATTTTTGAACCCATACCGCCGCCCATCTTTTTCATGCGCTTCATTTTTTCTTTATCACCATGCATCATAATTACTTCTCCTTTTTTCCAAAGATACGATCATAATTTGAGTCATATTTCTTTTTGTTTTCACCAGTATAAAATGTACCGCTTAGGGTCTTTCGTCTTTTAGGACTCATTCTAATTGGCTTTTGTTCTGTTCCAATCTGTGGCATAGCTACTCCTAACGCTTAACAGTGTACTTAACACCACGGTATACGTATGTAATTTCCATAGCGAACTCCTCCAAAGGTTATGCGTTCCTTCGGGGATAATCCCCTACTTCCGTCCTATAAGGATGAACGTAGCTGAAATAAAGGGGGAGTATTTCATCCCCCTGTAGTATTTAGTCGATGCCGTAGAAAGCAGATACGAGAGCTTCAGGTCGCAAAACCTTAGAACCGTAAACGTGCAGTCCACGAACAATGTCACCAAAGCTATCAGGATCACGGATAACTTCTGTATTCACAATTGTTTGTGCAGTACAGGTTGATGACATATGACCCGCCAAACACTTACCAGCGGCATTGCTAGTGGCGGCAATGTTGTTGGTCTTGTACATATCAAAACCACGCAACTTACCAGAGCTAACCAATCCATTACGGATAGAGCCTTGACCAGCGTTGAAGTCTACGCTCATCAGCTTAGATGAGGTTTGAACCAACTGCTCGTAAAACTCAGGATTAGCCAAGAACCAACGTCCTTCTTCCGGTACATTAGCTTCGTCAAGAAGACGAGCCATGTGAGAAAGAACATCAATTGGATCGTGCTCACCAGATGCAAAACCAATGTCGAGGTTACCAGTACCGTCAT